GATTAAGGCAAAATGGCTAATGATAGTATATACAATATTCCAGAACATAACTCTGCTCGGAGCTATGTAAAAAACGCTATAGTTTTCGTTCAAGAAATCATTGAAGGGACTAACGGAGTCCCAAAAAGCATTAAATACTACTATGCGTTACAAGATGTACCATCTAGCACAGCTGTTACTAATGTAAATTATTGGGGCGGTTTTACTAGAACATTAGGAGCTGTTGGTATAGGTACCACTAGTAATGGGAGCCAACTTTTACCAGAATTTTTATGGATTCCCTCGTATAATGTAAGTGTTAACAATCAACCTAGTGTGAATCCCATAGTTTTTGGGAATGGTTATGAACAAAGAATACAAAATGGTATCTACAATACACTAATAAAAATTGATTTATCATTTGATATGCGAACCGATATAGAAGCTAGAGCTATCTTACATTTTCTTAAAGCTAGAAAAGGCACAGAAAGTTTTGTAATGAGACATTTACCATCTATTTATGCTGATGGAGGTTATAAAAAGAGATTTTATTGTGCTAATTTTACTTCAAGTTTTGTTTTTCATGATAACCACTCTATTAAAGCTACATTTATAGAAACTAATACCTAATCATGCCAGATTACTCACAAACACCAGAAAAAGCCAGAAGTTCAGTCAAGTCTTTAAACGCGGAAATTGCTAACCTCGCACCTTCAGCAATGGTTACCATGTTTGAGATTGATATTTCTCAACTTGCGCTAGATTCCAATATAAATCTTTCACAAGACGCTGAATCTCAAGGAATTCAACAAGGACAAGTAGAAGATGGGATATTGAGGTTCCATAATAACATAAAAGTTTTTAATTCTTATATTGTATGGCAAGGTAAGACTTACTACCCTGCCCCGATAAAGGCTTCAGGTTTTGAAACCACTACAAAAGGTTCTCTACCTCAACCGTCTCTTTCCATTACAGCTAATTCTGAAAACGGTATTGATCAGATAGCACTTCTAAAATACGAAATACGAAAAATAGGAGATATAGTTGGGGCTAAAGTCACTAGAAAGAGAACTTTCGCCAAATATTTAGATTTAGTTAATTTTGGCTCCAATAAATTAGCCAGAGTATCAAATCAAAGTAATATGCTGCCTGATGGCTATGAACCTGATCCTTATGCTTATTTGCCAGATGATATTTACTATATCGAAAGAAAACAAACAGAAAACAAAGTTAATTTAGTCTATCAGCTCTCCTCAGTGTTGGATTTAGAGGGGACAAAACTTCCCAAGAGAGTATTGTTGGCAGATAAATGTGTTTGGCAGTATAGAGGTATCGGGTGTTGGTACCAGCACCCGGAACAGGGGAGTGAATCTGGAGGAGGAGAATTACAAAATTATGCTACAGCCGACACTACTCCTGAAAATGTAGAGATACCTATTTTAAGAAAAGCTAGACTAAAAACTTTAAGAAATGACGGTATAATACAAGACGAGAATTATAACGCTGTCACAGAGAACTCATCAGACAAAATAAAACTTCAAGGTTGTGGAATGCTGCTTAATTCTCCCCCTGTAGCTACTGATTCTGATGATGATATAATTACTGAAGCATTGCAAAACCAATCAGTAGACAATTTTTCTTTCGAAAATCTAGGACTTTTTAATAAAGAGTCCTCGGATGGTTATCAAATTGGTAATTATGTATACGTAGTGAAAGACTCAGTCAAATATTATTATGTTTGTAAAAAAACTATGAGCGCCGGACAAATTGTAGCACCACCTAATACTGACTACTGGGTTGCTGATCAGTGCTCAAAGAGTTTAACAGGATGTAGGTTAAGATGGGGAGCGAGAAATAGAAAAACTGCTAATAAAGGCGGTTGTCAAATTCAAATCGGAGAATTGCCATACGGAGGATTTCCTGCCGCTAAAAAAATAGCAAGAGGAGGATAAAAAAATGAAACTCACTGAAGATATAAAAAAATCAATAAAAATGCATTCTCTTAAAGAAGCTCCAAAAGAATGCTGTGGTTTAATCGTATCTCGTGATGATTCCAATCAAGTTTTTAACTGTCGAAATGTCTCAGATGAACCTACCAAACATTTTTCAATCTGTACTCTGGATTATGTTAGGGCAAGTGACTCTGGGGATATAAAAGCTGTATACCACTCTCATCCGTCCACCAGTGAAAAATTTTCATCCTACGACATGTTGAATAGCAAGGGTCATGATCTTTTTTATATCCTATATAATATTGAGAAAGATATTTTCTCTACATTCGACCCTAAAAAAGAAAAAACATTTATTCATGATAAGCCTTTTGTAATGGGTAAAACTGATTGCTATAATTTTGTAACAGAATATTATAAGAGTTTAAATATAAACCTATCAGATTCTCCAAAAACGCGAGATGAAGAATGGCAAAGTAAAATACCCAACTTGCCCGAGGAAATAGCGTCAATGAATCCCTCTCTAAGAGAGATTGATAATTTTTCATTAGCCAAAAAACATGACATATTACTTTTTAAAATGGTTCCCGGAAAAAAAGCTAATCATGCCGGTGTATACCTAGGGGATAAAAAGATAATTCATCGCCCTAGAAATATGTATACGACAATAGAGAACATGTCTGAAAAAATCATAAAAAAAATCTATAAAATTTATCGTAATGAGCAATTTAACTAACATTAAAGTTCATGGCATTTTAGCTGAACAACTAGGAAGAAAAGAATGGAAACTTTCAGTAAACAGTGTTTCTGATGCTATCAGAGGCGTAGAAGCCAACTGTAAGAAGTTTTACAAAACCCTTTGGGAGAATGATAGAAAAAATATAAAATATAGAGTCCTGATAAATAAAAAAGATTTTGCAATTGAAGAAGGTAAAGACCCTAACACTTTAGAAGGTCTTTACTCGTCTGAGTTAACGTTAAATAACCCTAATATAAAAACAATCGACATCGTGCCAGTTGTTGAAGGAGCTGGAGACAACGCAATGGCGATTGTAACAATTATAGTAGGTGTAGCTATGATAGCTATAGGAGCTGGGGTATTATTTCCTACGATGATGAGTAAAGCCATGTCAACTGCCTTAATACTTGGTGGCGTAGGTTTGGTAGCTGCCGGTGTCACAAACCTCCTAACACCTATGCCTAAATTCGGAGATTTTAGAGAAATAGAACAAGGGGGATCCAAATCTTATCTTTTTAACGGTCCCGAAAATACAATTCGAGAAGGAGGGCCAGTATTTGTAGCTTATGGAAGATTACTTGTTGGTAGTCATGTTATACAAAGTGCTGTAGATACTCTAGATATAGATGCAGAAGTACAACCTAAAGACGAATGGGGCAACCCTACTGACGGGCTAAAATATTCTTTTAACCCAAGTATACCTATAAACACAACAAATTGGAATAGAGGAGAGTAATAAAAAATGGGATCTAAGAAAAAACCTAAAAAAGCACGTAATCCAGTAATAGATGTTGCTGCAGTAAGAGTAGACTCAGATTCAGACGGAGTACCAGAGTACGTAACATCTCGCTCTTATGCTGAAGTTGTAGATTTAATTTCAGAAGGGCCTATCGAAGGAATAACTAGCGGTAACTATAGTTATACTAGAAACGACAATATAACAGGTTATCAAAAAGTACAATTCACTCATTATACAGCTACAGGAGTAAACTTAGACAGTGACGACCAGCAAGCAAAAGATCTTGGTTTTTTAAGGTCAGTTTATTGGAATGAAGTGCCTGTTGTAGATGACAGCGGATTTTACAATTTCTCCTCAGTTAACTTAAATTATGTAAAAGGTAACCCTTCTGGAGATGTACCTAAAGTAAATGAAAACCTTCCGACTTTCGGCGCTGTACCTTCCAGCAGGATAATGGACCTCTCCATCAACAGAACGATAGGAGAGAGACTTTATGGACCTGAAATTAAAGGAGGAGACGATTCACCCACTAACACCAAACATGCAATATCAAAATCTCCAATAGATAAATACGCAAAGACTTATAGTATACTTAATAAAGAATGTAATGAAATTATAGTTCGAATAAAAGTACCGTCATTGCAAGAAAATTTACAATTCGGCGAAAAAACTTACAAAAAACGACAAGCAGCGACAGGTTATGGAGACCAAAAAGCTCGCATTATAGAATATAGTATTTTTTATCAACCTATGTTCAATGATAGGTTCAGCTCAAATAAAACGACAAGTGATACATTGTCCCAATTCTCCACTGAATCTTGGGAGCTTGCTAAAAATGAAATAATAGAAGGTAAGATAGAAGAAGGATATATTAGATCCACTACCATTGATCTTTCAGACAAAGGATTTCAAGATAAAGATAACTTCGAAGGATGGAGGATTAGGATCGTAAGAACGACCCCGGAATCTATTACTTCCTTTTTAAGAAACCAATCTTTTGTAGATTCTATTGTTGAAGTTTATGGAACAAAATTAAGATACCCTTACTCATCCATGGTCTATTCTTTATTTGACGCAAGATCTTTTCAAAGAATACCTTCCAGAGCATATGACGCGAGATTACTAAAAGTAAAAGTTCCCAACAACTACAACCCGTTCATAAAAAGTTATGGAAATAGCTCCGCTTCCGCTAGTAGTTATTATAAAGGGGTAGCCTTAGGTGATAAAACAAACACAAAGACTGACTTAAACCGAACTGCTGATGGTTTTACTTTTCAGCGCAATAATGAAGACCCTACTGTAGAATGGGACGGTAATTTTGCTGAAGATTTGATTTGGACAGATAATCCCGCTTGGTGTTTCTATGATTTGATTACTAACCCTAGGTATGGATTAGGAGAATTTATAGATGCGTCTCAAATAGATAAATGGGCACTCTATGATGTAGCAAAGTACTGTGATGAACTTGTAGATGACACTTATGGCGGGTTTGAACCGCGCTTTACAATTAACTATATAATTACATCCCGAGAAGAAGCTTTTAAAGTCCTTAATGATTTATCTTCTATTTTTAGAGGTATAGCGTACTACAGTAATGGTAGTATTTTTTCATCTCAAGACAAACTCAAATCTGCTATTTACAGTTTTAATAATTCAAATGTTCTCGATGGTAATTTTACTTATTCAAGCTCGGCGAAGAAAGCCCGTCACACTGTAGCTATTGTAAGATATAACGATAAAAGAAATAGCTACCAACCTGCGGTGGAATACATGGAGGATGAAGAGTATGTAAAAAGGTATGGGATTAGAGAATTAGAAACGACAGCTCTTGGGTGTACCAGTAGAGGACAAGCAAGGAGATTTGCGAAATGGATTTTAGCCAGTGAATCTGAAGAAACAGAAACAGCTAGTTTTAGTGTTGGTATGGATGGGGCTTATTTGAGACCCGGTGATGTAATTAGTATTTATGATAACTATAGAAATCCATTAAAATATAGCGGCAGGACTAATGCTGTAATAAAAGGCGGCACAGATATTACATATGCTAACAGGCTAACTGAAACTGCATTAACAACTACCCAAAGAGAAAATGTAAATAGCATAATTATAGATCAGGCTCTAAATTTTAAAAAAGATAAAAAGTACAAATTCTCATTATTGACCCCGACCTATGATTACAACGAGCAAACTGTTAGTAGTAGCGTTGACGTAGACGAAGGAGTTAGAAGAACTCAAATTCAAAATCTCGTCTTTAATGGGTCTGATGTCATAAATATAACAGGAGCTCCGGGTGCTTTTAGATCTGATTTGAGAAACGTAGGATCGGCTGTTTGTACTAAAATTTACTTTAACAGCGGTATAAGAATTGAAGATCTTGATGGCGTTTCAAAGGGGTCTGTTGTAGGAGAACCTTATACAGGTAATCAACTAAATTTCGCAGACTATGTTATTACTGGATACTCAAATAATAATGTAGCAAGGTCATCAGAAGCAGTTCCATATTCTGGTAACTACCATTCTGGTCAAAATCTTATTTGGAGCGTTGAGCCTTTATTCGACAATGACCCTGAATTTATAAATAATAATGAATCTGCATATAGAATTATAAATATTGCCGAAGATGAAGACTCTACTTACTCTATCTCAGCTTTAGCTTACTCTACCGGAAAATATGAATCAGTAGATTCGGTAGGATCTTCATATACAAAAAATAACGTACTTGATCTATTCTTCCCGGTGAAAAATAACGCTGCAAAATCTTCCAATAGAGACGAATGGATTAATAGTTATCCTGATCAAGACCCAGTACCCGCTGACAGTGCAGGTAAAAGAAATTCAGATATACTAGATGTCATATTAGATACCCCAAGTATTCCGGGTACATACCCAGACAAAGGGCAAAATTTAGTCACTTTAAAATCTGAATTTTCTGTAGCTGGATTTAAAAATAATCTAAATATAGCTAATGACGGTAAGAGTGTTGATATAAATTATGGAGAGAGTAATAATATAAATAATATTAGTTATTCTTTTATAATTATACCTACAACAGACCCTAAAATAACTACTGAATGGATTGATTCAACTAAAGGTTCTCCAATAACCGCAGTTGAAGGTGTTACATATATAGTCGATAAAGGATCCTATGACGCTGTAAAACAAAATGAGGTTAAATTAATAACCCCTGAGGATACTAAATTTTTCAATAATATAGAAGGTCAGCAAAAATCAAAAATTCAAATTGAGAATTTAATAAGTGAAAATGATGACTATTATGTTATAGTATACCCAATTTCGAATGTTGGAGTGATAGGTCATGGTCTTTTTAGAAAGATAGCAGTTGATACTGATAAATTTACAGCCCCGGTTCAGACTTTTTCAATTAGTAATTTAACTACTCGAGGCTCTGATGGTTTCCCTATTCAGTCTACTGCAAGTGATGTAAGAGGTTACTCGTTAGATAATACCAATCCTACGTTTGAGTGGCAAGTAAGCTCTCAAAAAGGTATTTTTAACATGAGCGAAGAAGAGCAGGCCGGAAATATAGGAAATGATGGCAACTTAGGCTTCGGAAGATACGAGCTAAATTTTGATACCGTTCAAAATATAGATTATCGAGTCACGATTAGAAGACCTTCTAATGTTGTAGATCTTGGTGTGACAAGTACTTCGGCGAATGTTCCTGATAGTCATATATATTTTGAGTTCACAGGATATACGTCGCCTTCAACTAAACCTACTTTTCTTTTCGGCGAAGAGATTAACAATCCGGATTTAATTGATGATTTAAAGAGCGCGAGTTATACGAGCACTAATCTAAACGCTAGAGGATTCAGCAAATATGAAGGTACTAGCCAATCATCTACCTTTTATAAAGCCACGCCTAGTGGAATGGTGATAAGGGAGTCTGAAGAATTACCTTTAAGACAGTTTGACATAGTTATAGAAACACAAGACGAGCAAGGGGAAACGAGTGCTGGAAATCAAGTTTATGACAACACTGTACCAATCCTAAATACTGATGGAACTATAAAAAGCCCTCCATCAAAAGAATCTTGGAATCCAGATGGCTTCAATTCAACTTATGATATTCTAGGTGTAAAAATAGATTCTCCTAGTGGTATATTTTTCTCTCAGTCTAGTAGTGAGGAAGGAAAAGATAATGAATACTTTACGATGAATGAGGTAGCTGAACACAATTACCCTTACAAGGCTTCAATGAAGTTACTTACTGAAGGGACTATAGATGTTACTCTGGAAGCTGTCGAAGCACTAGATGGTCAGCGAACTTTAACAGATCAAGAGTTGGATCGATTTTTTAACGATGTAGAGGGTGTTGTATATTATTATACCACTGGAGATAACAGTAGAAATGATAACGATCAGTATTCAAATCTTGCTCCAAATTTTAAGCTAAGTATTAACACTCAGGACAAGCATGGAGCGTATAACATTAAATCAAATGAAAATATAAACAACAATAGAAGTAGTAGTGTTGACGCGGTAGATGGTAAGGGTTTTGCTTTTGACAAAGTCGTTCTTTTAGATGCAGGATATGCAAATCATCAAAAATTTATGCCAGACGGTACTACCCCTAAACCGAATTATGTAGGGCCTAGGGTTCACAGAGGTTATCATGTATTCAGCGCTAATGAAGGCATAGATGGATTTAAAATTCCATTTTCGATGATTAATAATCCTAAAGTTACTAATATAAATATAGCCATTGCACTTTTTGACAGCTTATCTTTACGTAGGGCTTTTATTACAGATGAAAATGATAGCCCTAAGTATGATGTCTCTACAACAAATCAAGAGTCTCCAAGAATATTCAGCGATCATACGTTAAACTTCTCCACTTTACCTAATAGAAACGTAGAGTATAATTTCTCAAACCCATTTAGTACTAGAGATGGTATAGCGTTTTTAGAGCCTTTAGGAACCTCTTTTAGGTTGAGAGAGTTTAGTGCTGTCTCAGCGGCCTTTAAATCAATGACATTTGCTTGCTGGGCGGAATTAGTAGTCTGTCATAATGAAACCGAGGCTACAAAAATTGTGGACCGTAAAAATAGAGTTTCGGGTGACCAGCCAAACGAGAGAGGTAAGAGCGTATTCTTTCCCAATTCATCCGCAGACTATAGAGCATCCGTAAACTATAGAGAATTGGAAATCAACACTCAAGACACTGATGATAAAAATCTTTGCAAATCTATAGTTAAAGGTGATTTGGTAGGTGTAAATAATATTCAGGTATGGACTAGTCATATATCTCATGATACAAACTTTTTTATTGAAATTACGTTTAATAGAAGTTTGGACAAAAATAAGTATACAGTTTTTGTAGACACAGGTTACCCCGGGATTCCGTCAAATTCGGTTTATGGAACAGCGACTATAAATCCTTACCATATTGTCAAACATAATGACAAAGTTTTCCTTAGATTTGAACAACAACCCATATATAACTTATACAGCACTTGGCAACCTATAGTAGCTGCCGGAGGTATAAAATTTAAATTTGGTATTCTTGTTGATTTAGAGTAAAATTAATATATGAAGCCCGAAATTTTCGAAGCGTCAATAAAAAAAGACACAAATAGACTATATCTTAGCAGCGAAAGAAAAGTCGTTTGTAAAAACGGAGCTTTTTTAAGTATCGGCGATAATGAAATATATTACCAAGCGGAAAATTTTGAATCTATCAATATCAAAAGAAAATTTGAAGGTTCAGGAAAATCATTAAGAGTAAAAGGAGATTTTAGTTTTCGTCTTACTGCTGGGGATAAATTAGATATTGATTTTGAAGAATATGAAGCTATTGAAGTTTCAAACATAAAGCAAGAGAATAAATTTAAATACAGCTACGGAGATAAAATATATGCTCAGGGAGGAACGGCTTCAAGCAGTAGCAAAAACTTAACCGGCGAATATACTGAATTTACTGTAAAAAAAGTAGACCCTAAAGGTAGGATTTTAGAAATGTCCATTTCTGCTCCCGGTAAATATATTGAGCCGCCCTCCAATCCAGTTCAGATCATGAATGAAGAAGGGCACTTCATAACTGCAGATATTGAATTTGATCAATCAGAAACTCAATCTGTCCTTGAAAGAAATATAATGAGTGTCCAGATTGTAGATGGATATACTGAGATAGAATTACTTTATTCGCTGCCTAATAGAGTCAGAAATGGAAATATCTATTTATCAAAACAGGTAATCATTTTAAATAAAGACTATAATCACTCCTCTATAGAAAACGTGATGTGTGAAATGACTTTTGATTTTTCTCCTATCGCTAAAATACCTATATTACCTCATGATTCCATCAACCCTCATGCGATGTACAACGAGGGTATTAAAATGATAGAGCTTAAATTTATCGAGCTCGAAAAAAGAATATCCAATTTAGAGAATAGAAATTATTAACTCTGGGAATGTAACAAGCCTCCCGGTCTTTGTTGTTTTATAAGTTCATCGAGTACAACACTTTGAAGAGCTTTTCCTAGATCTGCATTGTTCTGAATGTCTTCACTTTCTTCTCTCGATGACTCTAAACCACTCTGGGAACCGGCAGTGGCACTAGCTTCTGCTTTTCCACTTTTATCGATGTTAACATTAATCTTAACATTATTAGTCATGTTCCCACTCATGGCTGATCCTGAACCGCCGGTAGCTACCCCGCCAGTTTGGTTACCAACTAAACCGCCAGAAGCGTAACGAGGAACATTTCCGCGATTAAGTTCTGTCATGAAATCTACACCGTGAGTACGAACAGCTTGTGGGCTCATGACATATTCGCCGCCCATAACTTTAGCTAAACCTCCATTAGCGTTACCACCCAGTTCATTACCGGGATCAAGAGAGTTAAACGATCCACCACCAGCGGTCAATTCACCTCCGGGGTCAACTCCTCCATAATCTTCCCCAGCAGTACCAGCTCCACCTCCAAAAAGTTTAGCTCCACCAATCAACATGGCAGCATTCATGTAAGCTCCAATTAATCGAGATCTTTTCTGATCTTTAACAGCTTGTATTTGAGCTCTTCTACTTGCTTTTTCTCCAGCTATATAGTTTTGATAATTGGCAATTCTCTGCTCCTTATCAAACATCCTTGATGTCTGAGGATCGCCTTCGTCAAGTCTTCCCATTAGTGATAAAGCACTGCTTACTTCAAATCTTCCTTCAGTAGGTCTTGCTCTTTCACTTACTAATCTTCCAGTCTCTGGGTCTCTTCTATAATATACAAAACCTTTAGACAATGAAACGTTAGCTGAAGTTCCACCGCCTGAAGCTCTATCAATCTGACCACCATCAGGATCTGCTCCACCTAAATAACCTAAACTACCTCTTCCCATTCCATAGTTTCTGGAAGGTAAAGGTTTATCAGGACGATCCTGCATCGCTGCGCCGAGTATCCCAGTTGCTGCGCCACTTACTCCTGCTACAAGACCCATGGTACCCATACTAGGCCCTGTAGAGCCGCCATTTGCATAGCCATTTATTGCATTTAGTTTGCCTATTCCGATTCTGTTGACAGCAGATTTTTTAATAACAAATTCTCCGCCTTGCATTTTAGTCAATACGTCATCTTTGTAGCCAGATCCACCTGTTACTAAACCTCCGGTAGCATAACCGGGAACATATCCACCTTTAGCAAAATTTCCCGGAGAATTATTTCCAAACATTTTTGAAAACATCATGTTCGTAAATATTTGGGTGGACATTTGGTTTATCGAGCTCAGAATACTTTGAGCCATGTTAGCTAAAGCTCCTTGTACGGTTGTAGCGCCGCTTGATATGGATTGAAAAGCATCGGCAAAAGATGATTTCATTGTGCCTGCTACATCTTTAACGCCAGTTCTGAAGTCCTCAAAAGCGTCTACGCCACCATAAGACATTTCATTTTTAAATGTTTGACCCATAACACCGCCAAAATTAACTGATCTTACTCCACCCGCAGCTATTTGAGCATTTATACTAGCTTCATAAGCACTACCGACTCCTCGTGCTCCTAACTGACCTGTAGCGGCTAATCTTTTTGCTTCTTGAAATTCTGCTGACGCAATATCAGCTTGTATTTCGCGCATTTCTTGACGCCGAGCTGTATTGATTGTGCGCTGTAATTTTAGTAGCTCTAGCTGTACTTCATATTGTTTTTTCGCTAGAGCTATTGCATTGGTTTCTGTCTCTGTAGCTGCCTCTGTAGTTCTCTGATGTTTTTCGTAAGCTGTACTTAGGGTATTTATTATTGACGGTAAATTTTCTGAAGCTAAAAAAGTTTTAAGACCCTCTTCAGTACTAGATTGAAAGACTCTATCGGACAAATCCAACCCTTTAACGGAAGCTAACTGCTCTAATAAATCATCTGTCGCAGATTTTCCATCTACTCCAGTTTTTATACTTTCCCTAGCTTGAGTAAAAATATCCAAAGCTCGTTTAGCTTCAGGAGCTCCCAACGTTTGGCCTTCAATAAATTTTACTACATCAAGATCTTTTAATCCGGATTTAATATCTATCTCTAAAGTTTTCGCGGCTATATCCGCAGCATCTTTACTAATTTTTTCTGCTCTTTCAATAGTTATATCTCTACTAACTCCAACTGCGCCGGCTTGCGTCATCGTAGCTCCAGCTCTTCCAGTTCTTAAATTACCCTCTATCCCAAGTATTGCGAGCTCTTGAGCTGAAGATCTTTTAAATGTATCTAATTGTCTTTGAAGTTCGAAAACACTATCTCTGTACTCTGCTTGAGCTTTCATGGCTTCATAGATCACATTTGTGTATTCGGACTGAGCTAGGCTTTCTTTACCTTTTTGGTCATTTATTTGTTTTTGACGCTTCGCTTCTTCTTCTTGAACTTTTGATAATATTTCTCCATTCGTATAAAGAGTTATAATTCTATTATTAAACTCAGTTAAAGCTGCGTTTCTTTTTTCAAGTCCACCTTCCTCTTTAACTAGTTCTTGCAAGCCCGTTTCTACAGGGTTCCTAAAGTTCTTATAATCTTTTACTGACATACCCATAGCAGCCGCTGCTGAAGCTGTACTAGTTCCCAAATTAGCAGATTGTGCAGCGTAAGGAATATTCCCCCTTTTTACTACATCTCTTATAACTCCCTCTGGAGAATATTTGGTGCCCTCTAATTTAGATGTAAGTTCATCAGCTGCAGTTTTTCCAGCTCCAGATTCCAAACCTAAAACTGTTTTCAGATACCCTTCACCTCCGTAAAGTGCATCGTCTATCCCACCGCCTCCGACTGACTGTGGACGCACCATACCTTTGAAATTCGAAATGTTTGCAACATTTTGAAAAGCTTGAACTTTTTCTCCCTGTTCTGTAAAAGCGGAACTAACCTGACCAAAATTACCTTTATTAGCCTTTAGTAAATCTTTATACTCTTTAGATCCTATCATGCTTGGAAAAGCCTTGGACAAATCCCCAATTACCTGTTCTTTACGGGTTACAAACTCAGCCGCTGATAAACTTTCAGCGACTTCACCAAAAGCCACAACAGATTCTTTAGCTGCATCGTTAGCTTCTTTCTGAGCTGCAATTTGTTCTTTTAAACTTTCCGAAGCGTCTTTGCTAGAAGACGTAAAGTGATCTATAACCTTGGGGAAACCATGCATAAGAGCACCGACGCCAGCCATTCCCAACATTCCGGGGAGTCCCCCACCTATACCCATCATACCATATGAAGCCATTGACCCCATAAGACTATCTGAACCACCTAGCGCAGTCATTCCCGCTGTAAAACCAATTGAACCCCCTACCGAACTGTCTCCTATTGATTTTAATGGACTTTTAGCAAAATTTACAGCATCTTTTTTACCGACTCCCATTTTTATTAAAGTTCCTGCTAAGGTTTTAGTTAATGGACCCATTACAAAATTAGGCACAAATCCTTCTGCCGCTCCATGACTTTTAGGATTAATCCCCATCGACCTAGATCTACTAATACCCTGATTTAAACCTCTTGGTTCGTCTATTGTGTTATAA